CTAGACCAAATGTTAGAAAGACTGTCGAGCAATTTGAAGGAAGAGCACTGGATAGCAATTACACTGCAACATATTTTCCAGATGTTATTATAGAAGACGAATTGACAGGTGAGGCTGTTAATGTACCACCGTCAGTTGTTGCTTTAGGCGCATTAGGTTATAACGATAGAGTTGCCTATCCTTGGTTTGCTCCTGCTGGTTTTAATAGAGGTGCTCTTGACTCCGTCTTGAATACAGAAGTTAGATTAACTGCAGAAGATAGAAATGTTCTTTATGAAGCTAGAATTAACCCTATTGCAAATTTCCCAGATGGTGGATTTGTTATCTTTGGTCAAAAAACACTTCAGCAGGCTAAATCTTCTCTTGATAGAGTCAATGTTAGAAGAATGCTTTTAGAAGTTAAAAGAATTGTTTCAGACATAGCAAATAGTCTAATTTTTGAGCAAAATACTCCTGCGACAAGAGCAAGATTTATTCAGCTAACAAAGCCCAAATTAGCTTCTATTCAAGGAAATCAAGGTATTGATAGCTTTAAGATTGTAATGGATTCTTCAAATAATACAGCAGAAGACATTGAACAAAACAGACTTAACGGAAGAATTGTGCTGGTACCAACAAGAGCAGTAGAATTTATTGCACTTGACTTTATAATTACCAATTCAGGTGTCAGTTTTGAATAATTATTTTTTATACACGGAGAATAAAACATGGCAGAGTTAACATTTAAATCAGCAGGTGTAAGCACCAGAGAAATAGACCTTTCAGGTCCTACGCCAACTGGACCTGTTGGAGTACCTGCTGGTATTATCGGAACTGCTAACGAAGGTCCCGCTTTTGTGCCGCTTACTTTTGCTACATACGGCCAGTATAAATTAACTTACGGAAAATCAGACGGTAAAAAGTTTGGACCAATTGCTGTAAATGAATGGCTTAAGAATGCACAGGCAGTTACTTATGTTAGAGTCTTAGGTGCAGGCGACGGCAAAAAGAAATCATCAGCTACAGGTAACGTTACTAATGCTGGATTTGTTGTAGGCGAAAGACTAGTTCAAGAAAATGGAATTGTCGGAAACAACGCATACGCAAATACTGGCGGTGAAGGCGAAGGAAGAGCTTATTTCTTAGGTTGCTTTATGTCAGAATCAGCTGGGAGCACTGTTTTTAGCGATGCAGGTATACAGGTATCTTCTGGCGACGTAGCAAGTGCGATTTTGAGAGGTGTAGTTTTAGCACCTTCAGGCGTAGTTTTAGCACTGAGTGGAAACAATGGAGGCGATAATAATGCTCCTGCTTCTACAGATAATTCTTCAATTATAAAAGGTAGTACAACAGGCTCAGTAAATATTACTGCAGGCGGTGCAGAATTTGTTATGCTTTTAAACGGTTACAAAGCAACAACTTCATCACCTTCGGCTATTACTGCTTCTTTTGACATGTTAGCTCCTAACTACTTTCCTAATGTTTTAAACACAGACCCACTAAAAATAGAAGAAAAAGGTCATTTACTTTACGGATATTATGATATTCATCCAGAAATGGCTTTAGTAACAGGGTCGGGTGTAGTTGATAACAGAGTATATGTTAATAATGAGCTACCAATTGCTTTCATACTTTCTTCTTCTCAAGATAGAGTTGCTCGCGGTGCGGGAGACGGTTCTTCTGGAGTAGTTCCTGTATATGAGTCTTTTGAAGATAGATTTTCTAATGCTTCTTCACCTTATGTTATTTCTCAAAAATTTGGTGCTGCGCCTTATAACTTATTTAAAATAGAAACACTTTCAGACGGCGCCGGTGTTTCACATAAGTTTAAGTTTTCCATTGAAAACATTAATAAGTCAAATTCAAGTACTGACAAATTTGGAACATTTGATTTAGTACTAAGAGATTTTTATGATTCAGACACAGAAAAGGTTGTATTAGAAAGCTTTAGAGGGCTTTCATTAGATCCAGGCTCAGATAGATATATCGGAAGAGTTATTGGAGATAAAAAAATATTCTTTAATTTTGACAGCGATGCAGATTCACAAAAAATTGTTGTAGAAGGATCACATAACGTAAGGTCAAGATATATAAGAGTAGTTTTATCTAACGAACTTAAAAATAAAGAAGTTCCTGACGAAGCTTTGCCTATGGGTTTTAGAGGGCCTAGACATTTATTGACGAGTGGCTCGCTTTTGGCAGCACCTGCAGCAGACACTGGAACACTAACTATTGCTGATGTTCATCGTAGAGTAATTGAACCGCCTATTCCTTTTAGAGAATCTGTTTCACAAGGAACAGGTTTAAGCAAGAGAGAAGATGTAAGTTTGTACTGGGGTATTCAAACAGATATGAAAGAAGATCCTGTAAAACCCAATGCAGTTTCTTCCTTTGACAAAACTTTTGAAACTTACACTAAATACTTTCCTACTCATCGTACAGATACACTTAACTTCTCAGAAGGCGATAATTCAGGTGTTGCTGACGTGAATGGAGTTGTTAGAGATTCAGATAGATTTAATTTTAATAAGTTTTCACTAGAAAATATTCAAGTAAGAACCGGTTCTTCAGGAAATGCAGATTCAGAACAGTGGATCAGCGCTTCTTATGTTAGAGGTGGCGTTATTGGTGTCAACGACACCAATAAAACACGCGGTCTTTCTATGACAGACTTAGACGTTGTCTCGAATAGAAAATTCTTAAAGTTTACTGTTCCTCTTCAAGGTGGTTTTGATGGCGTTAATATTTTCAACAGCGATCAAAGAGATCTAACAAATAACTCTGTTAAAAGAGAAATAGATGACGAAGCTGGACAAAATGGTACTTCTGGACCTACTATCAGTGCTTATAGAAAAGCTCTAGATATAATGGGTTCAACTTCTGACGTAGATATTCAACTCTTGTCTGTCCCAGGAATTAGACACGAATCAGTATCTGATTATGCTATTAGCACAGTTGAAAATAGATTTGATGCAATGCTGATTACAGACATTGAAGAAAGAGACCAGTTTAACACCGTTATAACATCTTCAGCTCAATCTCCCCACGTAGCAAACACAGTAACTGCCTTTAAAAACAGAGTCCTTGATTCTTCTTTTGCAGCAGCTTACTTTCCCGACGTAACGATAGAAGATCCGGATACAGGTGGGCTTGTTTCTGTGCCACCATCTGTTGTTACATTAGGTGCTTATTCTCTTAACGATAGAGTTGGTCACCCTTGGTATGCTCCAGCAGGTTTTACTAGAGGTGCATTAAGAACTGTTTCTACTACCAACGTTCTTCTTAATAGAACAAATCTAGATGATCTTTATGATGCAGACATTAACCCGCTTGCAAAATTTCCTGGCAAGACTCTTTCTGTTTGGGGTCAAAAAACACTCCAGGCAAGTGCATCAGCTCTTGATAGAGTTAATGTTAGAAGACTTTTGATCGATGTAAGACGCAAGGTTAGAAATGTTGCAAATACGTTATTGTTCGAGCCTAATAGAACAGAAACGCTAGAGCGTTTTTCTAATCTTGTCAATCCCATCTTGCAATCAATTCAAGATGCACAAGGTGTTGATAGATTTAAGGTAATTATTGACACAACAACAACAACACAGGCAGATGTTGAAAACAACACGATTAGAGGAAAGATTTACTTGCAGCCCACCAGATCTGTCGAGTTTGTTGCTCTTGACTTTGTTGTCACAAATGCTGGAACAACTATCTAGAAAATACTATATATTTATAACAGGAGATTTAAATGGCAGAGACACTATCAGTCACAGACATGCTTCCCAATAAGTTCGAACCTAAAAGAAATTATCGATGGGTTCTTGCAATTGAAGGCATTGACTCTTTTTTGGTGACGTCAGCAAATAGACCAAACATCAGTATTACTGAAAAGAAAATCGAATATATCAACAGCTACAGAAGAGTTGCCAGCAAATTAGAGTTTCAAGATTTGTCTATAAAGCTTCATGATCCTATTGCACCTTCCGGTGCTCAACAAATGATGGAGTGGATTAGAACTCATTACGAGTCAGTTTCAGGTCGCGCAGGTTATGCTGATTTTTACAAGAGAGACATTCAACTTAAGATGCTTGATCCTATCGGTACAGTCGTTGAGCTTTGGGATATTAAAGGAGCATTTTTAACAAGTGTTAACTTTAGCTCACTTGACTACAGCAGCGATGACATTATGATGATTGATGCCACAATTAAGTTTGATAACTGCGTACTTCAGTTCTGATTAAAAATTAATTTTACTCTAAAATTAAACAACCATATACTTACTATGGTTGTTTTTTTTATGGAGAAATTATGTCAAATCAAGAACTTACTCCTGATTCTGGTCAGGTATTACGACAAAATATAATGAAAGATGAATTTGGGTGGGAAGTTCCAGTTGAGACTATTCCTCTACCTACAAAAGGTCTAATTTATCATCCTGATAGCCCGCTTTACAATATGCAACATTTGCAAATAAAAGCAATGACTGCAAGAGAAGAGGATATATTAGCATCTCCTGCTTTTCACAAAGAAGGCACAGCGCTTACGCACCTAATAAAGTCTTGTTTAATAAACAAAGAAATTGACGTAGAAAGCATGATCAATGGCGACAGGATGGCTTTGATGATAGGAATCAGAGTAACTGGATATGGTCCTGAATATCATGCGGAATCTTCTTGCAAATCTTGTAATACTTCTAATAACTTTTGCGTAGATTTAACTACTCTACCTATTAAAAGATTAAGCATCGAACCTGTTTCTCCAGGAGAAAATAAATTTAATTTTAGATTACCAGTGACAAAAAAATTAGTTACTTTTAAATATATTACTGCTAGAGAAGATAGAGAAAGAAATATTCAAAACAAAAGCATGCAAAAAGTTTTAGGTACAAGTATTAGCAATAATATTACTTCATTTTTAGAAAACTCTATATTAGAAATAGAAGGTGTATCTGATAGAATGAAAATTAGGCATTTTGTTTTAAATATGCCTGCTTTTGATTCTAAAGCTTTAAGAAAGTTTATTGTAGAAAACGAGCCAGGCATGGATATGAGCTGTTCATTTGTATGTAAAAATTGTAATGCACATAATGAGACAGTAATGCCCATGACAACAGAGTTTTTTTGGCCCACTAAATAACTGGAGAGAAGCATTCTTGGAAGAATGCTTTGTGCTTCAGATGCACCTGAATATGACATATTCAGAGTTGCAAAAAATGCCAGTTAGGTATAGACACTGGTTTGTCAAACGATTGTCAAAGCATTTTGATAAAAAGAATGAAATATTAGAAGGCAATAAAAATTCTATTAATAATGCACCTTCATTATCAAGTATCGAACAAATTATAAATAAAAAGCTGGGGTGACATATTTATTAAAGGAGAAAAATAAAGATGGATCCAGCAGATTTACAAGCATTACAAAATGCAATAGAGGCTTCTATTGCAAATGGGTTTACAAATGCAGTCAATACTTTAAGGTCTTCTTCTGCAGGTATAGGGACACCCCCGCCTGGAAGCACAGGAGGCACAGGTGGTACAGGTGGAGGCACCGGTGGAGGCGGGTCTATGCCTACTCCGCCGCCAGGATCTTCTGGAGGCCTACCCGGATCTAGCGGTACAGGTGTAGCATCTTCTAATAGGCAGGTAGGCGCAAGTCAATCATTGATGGGAAGCGCAGGACAATTTATATCTACTTCAGTTGATTTGCTTAACATTATGATTGAGGAAGTAATAAATACACAGAATAGAGCTGGCACTGTATTTATGAGATCACTTGCCACAAACTTCGGTGTCAGAACAACAGCTGAAGAACTTGTTACTGGAAGATTTGATAGAATTTTAAATGAAGGTGAAAGAGCAGCTGCTCAATTAACTAGTACATTTATAAAAAATTCTAATGAGCTATTTGTTTATGAAGGGCTAGAGCTTGAAAATCAGTTATCTAATCATGAAACCTACATTAGAGAACTTGGCGATGCGAATATAAAACTTTTTCAAAGTTTTGGTGCTGACAAGGAAATGGAAAAACAGATGCAAATTTTCCAAACTTCTATTGGAATAACTGCACGTGAAGTTTCTGATTTGATGTCAACAACATTTGCTGAAACAGGTGAAGCCTCTACAGATATTTTAGAAAATATTGCAAATCACGCTCGTGTAATCGGTGATGCAGTAGGTGTGCCTTTTAAAATGATGGCAAAAGGAATAGTTGATGTTAGAAAAGATATGGAGTTTTTTACTGACATCACTGATGAAAGTGCAGCTCGATTAGTTGCCAGCTTAAATCAAGTTGGTATGACAATAAGTTCTTTTCAAAGCTTGGCGGGGAGCTTTAGAAGTTTTGATGCATCTGCAGATAAAATCGGAGAAATGTCTGCTGTTTTTGGAATTCAGTTAGATGCTCTTGAGATGATGTATCTTGCCAATGAAGATGAAGAAGCTTTTCTTCATAAAATAAGAGATCAAATTCTTGATCAAGGTTTAGACGTAGAGTCCATGTCCAAGACAAGACAAAGAGCGCTAGCTAATCAAATGGGTCTTAGCGTCAAAGAAATGAAGCAGTTTATGAATACTGGTATGCAAATGACTTCTTTAGAAGAGCTGCAGGCTAAATCTAGAGAAGCATCAACCAGAGATCAAGTAGACGCAATGGAAGCTCTAAACTCTACCATGGTAAAGGTAACCAGATCTATGTCAGAAGTTGCAGCTCAACAAACATTTTTTAGAGATGCTTTGACCGGAGGTGCTGCAATAAATATGAGTGAAGCTGTGGCTGGTGCACAAAAAGAGCTCGTTAGTTTAGTTACAAGTTCTTCTGACGTGATTACACAAATATCTAAACTAGAAGAAGATCTTCAAAATTTAGGATCAGGAGTAATAAACAAAATAAAAGATATGGGCGTCGATGCATTACAAAATTTTCCAGGAAGCGGAATAGGTAGCTTATATAGTGAAGAACTTAGCAAAGAATTGGCAATTTTTGGACAATCTTCTGGACCTGCATTGGATGCATCTTTTAATAGAATAAGTCAATTAATGCTTAAAAGTCTTCAAGATGCAGGATTAGTTCCTCGCTCTTGGCCTGAGGCGTTAAAAGAACTTGGCGTTATTTTCGGTACTAGCGACTTCCCAGAAGGAAGTGAACAGATGAGTCACTATATAAAAGACATAGAAAGCTGGGGAATTAGTCTTACAGAGAAAATCAATGAAACTATTTCTAAAATATCAGAGTCAATTAACTTTAGTGGATTGACAGAAAGATTTCAAATAGAATCTCAAGAGCTGATAAATAGTGAAATAAACTCTTTGTCAGAAACAATGTCAACTTTTCAAGAAAACATAGATGAAATAGGCAATAGACAAATTGAAGTTTCTCCATCTGTGAGTATTAATCCAAACACTACTGTCGTAAGAGAAGAATCAGAAGAAATTGCAAAAGCAATTCAAGATATATCTGATAATTTAAAAAACCAATCAACAGAAATACATGTAAGTATAGATATGGATCAACTTAAAGAGTCCATGAGAGAATCAATAGCTCAAGGCTTTGAAAATTCAGACTATAATTTTAATCTTGCAATAGACGGTTTTAAATTTGCAGAAATTTTAAAAAGAACAAGAGACACTTACGGTGTAGGAATACAGCTTAGAGGCGGCACTAAATGAGTAAAAAACAAAGTATAATTGATGAAATTGCCATTATAAAAGATTCTTTTCTCAAAGACTTATCTAGTGAAGAAAAAAAAGAAATGGAAATTTATTTTGAAAGCATGATTTTAGAATTTAGTCCTATGCTTGAAATATTTGAAAAAATGTCTATAGATAAGAATATTACTATTAATATTACAAAATCAGTTAAAGAAGAAATAGAGGAGCAAAAATGGCTAGAGAAACTCTCAAAGACTTTTTACGATCAGGAGCGTATCCAAGACCTAATGAAAACCCAGACGGAGTAATTCAATATACTTTGGAGTCTTTGGTAGGGCCCGATGGTGGGCCTGATAGTTCTGGATTGGCTTTTGAGTTTAATACTGGCGTACCTTTAGTAGGTTTTGATGCTGCAGATCCTGATGCAGGTTTGATTGGAAATTTTCTTCACTATACTACTCAAAGAAGCGGAAATTTTTATGAATTTAATAAAGGAAATCAAGAAACATATGCAGGTAATAGAGGGCAGCCACTCCAAGATCAAGACAAGTTTTTAGCAGATAAGCCTTTTGTACCTCAAGGAACAATTGAAGATTCTTTAATGGAACAATACAGCAATAGTGGATATTTTAACGATCCAGTATTGTCAGGAGATGAATTAGAAGAACTTATTATTGATAAAGTTACAGGTGATTCTCCCCCTTCGGCTCCTCTTACAAATAGAAATTCTAATGAATTATTAAATGGTATTGAAGACTCTTCTGACTACCTTGTAGGGCACACTGTAAGAGCACTTAAGAGAAATAGTAGATTTAACATGGATAATGAGTTTTTAATAGACGAATTACCAAAAGTATCTCAGTTAGACCAAAAAGAAAATTATCAATTTGTTAGAGATGACGAAAATTTTTACACAAACTTTGATAAAATTAAAGATGCAGCTGCATCGCTTTTAATAAAAGCTTCAGGATATGACATATCAGAATTTCCTAAAAACAAAGAAAATTTTATTAAAAATATTGAACAAAAAATGCTAGAAACAGATGAAGCAATAGTAGAGCTATACGAAAATGCTGTTAATTCTCCCTCAGCTGTAGAAGGAGAAGACACACCTAGACTGACAGCTGAGTCACTTAGAGGAAGAAATGCAACAGGAGTTCCAAATATATCAGGTGTTGGTACCAATTCTGTGAGAGCTGGAAAAGGTTCTGTTGGAGGTGAACAACCTTCTTTTGGTAATTCTTATAATCACGTAGTTAGATTTGGAGACATTACACAAACACACAAAATAAAAACTGCGCTACGAATGATTTCTCTTTTTACTTTACTTAAATCTCTATACGGTGAAATTATTGAAGAACTTTCAAAAGAAGACAAAAAAGAAATAGCAGGAGAAATCAAAAAAATAGCTTCTTCTCCTAATACAGTAAACGCAGGTGCTCAAATTTTAGGAATGTCTAGAAAATCTAAAAAATTTATTATGCACAATTATCTATTTAATAATTTCTTGACACCCACAGATTTTTCTTATGAGGCCTGTTTTTATAGAGGAATTAAAGTAGTCTTTGGTTCAAAAAATCCTAGTAGTGCAATAGATTCTTCAAATCATATGCATAGCATATATGATTCTCCGGGTTTTTGGCTTGCCATGTCTAATGTCGCAATTAAAAAGACTTTTCTCTTTTCAGACACCATTAAAAGACTTTCAGAAGTCAGCACATCAGGATCAGGTACAAAAGATGCGATTAAAGACTTGTTTGGGGGTCTTGAGAGCGTAGCAAAAATTGCAAATGTTTTTGCCATGATAGGAGAAAAAAGTCTTCATCACACCAATGGTTTAGATAGCGAAAATCTTAAAGTAAATAAAAAAATTAAAAATGCTAGGTCTGTAGATAAACTAGACAATATACCTGGAAACAGAGTAGGAAAAAGTAGAAGAAAAAATTCAGATGATGGAGGAGGATTTTTTGGAGGTGAAATTGGAAGTGAAACTACACTAGCATGGGAACAAAGTGCAGTTCCTTCTGCATATTTACTTCCTCTTAATATTATAAGAGCTGCTTCAGATTTAAATAACTCTTATACACGCGTAAATCCAGCAAGAGGAATGCTGGGTAGTAGACTGGTTAAAAACACTTACATGGGATTAGATACAGACGGGACAGCTGCAAGAATTCCGGAGCGTGTTGTTAAAATAATAGAAGATAGACTAGATGCAGAATATGTTCCTTTTTACATACAAGATCTTAGAACAAATGAAATTATTTCTTTTCATGCATTTTTAGATACACTTACAGATACAATCACTCCTAATTTTACAAGTACACCAGGATACGGAAGACTTGATCCTGTTCAAACTTATCAATCAACAACAAGAAGTTTGCAAGTAGGGTTTACTGTCTACAGTACAAACAGAGAAGACTTTGACGATATGTGGTATAAAATTAACAAATTTGTCACACTTCTTTATCCTCAGTGGACACAAGGAACTATTGTTGAATCAGGTGACGATTCCCATTCAAATTCTGATGCTACAAAACACTCAAGATTTGTACAGCCTTTTACACAAAAAATAGGAGCTTCTCCTATTGTTAGATTAAGAGTAGGTGATGTAATAAAATCTAACTATTCTAGATTTGCTTTAGCAAGAACTTTTGGAATAGGTGATCAGGGAGTAAAGGCAAATCCCGTTGGATATTCATCAGCCAACCTTATGATGGGACTCTTAGGAAATACAGTATTTAGATCATTTAGAGATGTAGGTTTGACAATTTTTGCAACAGTTTTTGGATCGCCGCAAGGACTTTTGCAAATAGCTTCTGATAAAATTAATGCAGAAGTATCAGATCCTATTGGTGGAGCAGCTGCTAATGCAGGCTTAGATTTGGCAGCAAATGGCCTGGCAGAAATTTTAATAAATGGTTTTGCAAATCCACTTTTAACGGTACAAACATTAAATAGGCTTAGAGACCCTAACGTATTTAAAGGTAAAGGTTTTGCTGGTCTAGGAAGCAGCATAATGTTTGTCTATCTTAATCCAAATATGATTGATGGATACCACTCTACTGACGGAGACAGATTTTTTACTTCTAAACGACTATTAGCAATTGTAGAAGATACAGTTAATGACGAAAAAGGTGACATTGCTTATAAAGTAAAAGTAGTTGATCAATCTGAAAAAGAAATTGCTGATAAGATTTTGCATGTTAAGCATACTGACATATGGAATGATCCGTCAGAATCTTTTTCTAAATCTGTGGCTGGTATTTTGTATGCTGTTTTAGGATTAGATGCTGTAGGAGTAACAGATTCACTTGCAGGAATTCTTTCTAAAAGAAACGGTAGTATTTCTTTTGTTGGTGATCTTTTAGCAAGTGCTGCTGCTTTATTTTTAGAAAATCCTGAATCTGCTTTTATGAGACCCGAAGTCAACCCTTATGTTAGATCTTTTCATTCTACAAGAGGTAGAGGCTTGGCTGGTGTCATAAAAGGAGTTACTTTTAATTGGTTGGAAGATTTCCCATGGGAAACTGATCATAACGCAAGAGCTCCGATAGGCTGTAAAATTAATTTTAATTTTGATGTTATTCACGATATTCCTCCAGGCATGGATCATACTGGTTACAATAGAGCTCCTCTCTATAACGTAGGAGAAGTTATGAGAAATGTAGCAGGCGATGTTTATGATGATAGATTTTCAAATTCTGAAAGACATTTTAGAAAAGGTGGTTCTGTACTTTCTAATCAGGGTAGTACAGCAAAAAGTAGAGGAGATAAATAAACATGTCATTTTCTAGATATACGACGCTTTTTGGTCCTGAAAGAGGTACAAAAACAATGAGTGAAATTAATTCAATAATCAGAGCAAATATTATAACAGGAAATATAGATTCAGAAGTTATAATCTTGGAAGAAAATAGAAGATTAGATCAAATAGCTGGGCAAGTATATGGAAATTCATCTTATTGGTGGGTTATCGCAGCGGCTAGTGGAATTGGTTGGGGGTTGCAACTACCAGAAGGTACGTTAATAACAATTCCCAAAGATTTAGCATCAGTCTTAAGTTTGGTATTGTGAGTTTATTATGAGCGGAGGAAGAGAAACAGAAAACGTTGATGTAGCTTTTGAACTAATACTTGAAGCTGCAGAAGAATATGAAAAATTTCTAATGGGATTACCAGAAGGTAATATCATTACAGACATCTTGGCCGCTGATTCCGACAACATTAATCAGGATGAAAGAAATACTTTAAGATCAGAAAGAAATGTATTGTCAAAAATAATAGATAGGACAGCAGGCGCCCCTCGTCTGGATGAAATAGGTGATATTTTAGCAAGCTGGCCTCCAGAATCACGTAACATTCATGATGTAATATCAGTTACACATATTGGTGGAAGTAGCAAGTCTGGAAAATATAGCATACCAGAAGAATATGCTAAAAGTGGCTTAGCACCAGGTATTAGTAATTTAGATTTAGAATACAAAGATTTTAAAGATAATGAAATCAAGCATGTTGTAAGATACATTGATCCTGTTAGTGTTTCTAAAAGAACTGTATTAGATGCAAATACAGAAGAGGGAAGTGCTGAAAATCAATCAGGCGAAACTAAAAGAACTGTTTCTATCCCTTCGATAGAAAAAAGTGAAATATCTCTAACAGAAGTGCCTCCGGATGCTTTTAATAATACATCTGATTTTAGTGTAAAAAATCCTAATTTAGGAACAGTTGTTTTAAAAGACTCTAGATTCTCTTTTAATTCTAGAAGTGCAAATCATATGCCTGTTTTTTTGTCAGCAGTTTCTCCAATAGAAATGTCTAGATGTTCTCCTTACTTAGATGTAAAAATAATAACTAAGCAGAAGTCAAAAGCAAACAAGTTAGGAATTTATAATTTTATAAGAGCATCTGCTGAAGAAAAAACCAATCCAGAAACTACTTTTTTTAATCCAAAAGCTGTTAAAGAAGAATTTTTTCCAGATAATGAAGAAAAGTATTTTTATAATTATATGGACTTATTTACGTCTCCTCAAACTATGGTCAATGCAAATATCAATAAAGTAGAAAGAGGAAGTATTTTTGATAGGCGGAAGAGCAGAAATACTAATGACAATTCTGTTAATGATCCTTTTCAGCCTTTTATGACACTTTTAGGTTTCAATGTTTCTATTTCTGGTATAGGTCACGGACTTTTGGCAACTAAAAGCGCTTCTTTAAGAATTAAGCTTCACGACAAGACAAGAATTAAAGATATTTCTTCTTTTTTGTCTCCTAATGAATTTGGTTTTACTAAGTTTTCTATAGAGATCGGATGGTCTCACCCAGATGGCGGTGTTAATTCAAATAACACAATAGGTAGATACCTTAATGCATTAAGAGATGTCAGTATTTACCAGCTTAAAAATGCTGATTATTCTTTTGGAGATGATAATTCTGTAGATATAAACTTGCATCTAGTCTGTTCTGGTTTTAATCAGATGTCATCTGTTAGTGCAGCAGCAGGTAATATGATAGGATTATCTTCTATTAGCGAAAGAATAGAAGATATTTTAGAAAAAGTGATTTTAAAGCACTCAATAGGTTTAGAAACTGAAAGTGAAATGACATCTAGAACAAAAGAGATAAGAGGAAAGATGCGCATAACTAATTCAGATCTCAAATCAAAAGGTTCTTTAGCTCCTTTTGAAAAAGTTTTACAATTCGAATCTGACGTTGACAATTTTTATGCTACATACGGAGAATCTGCTCAAGAAAGAGATGAAATACTAAAAAGAATTTTTGAAATAGTATATAATTTTAGATCAGACAATGGAACAGATGGAAGTAACTTAACAGTTGATCAAATGGCAGCTTTGGTATTTGCTGGAGCTAGCCAAATTGATAGAACAAAAGTAGACGAAGCTTCTATTAATGCGGGTGATATAATATATGCAAAACTAGCATCTTTAAAATACGGAATCGATCCTTTTAGAGGACAAGTATCTTTAAACTTTTCAGAAACTCTTGCAGAAGAACTATCTAAAAATGTAAGTATAAGTGATGTAAAAATGATTGGTGCTTATGGATTAGACGCAAGCTCCTATAATAGTGCGCCAGATCATGTTTCTTTAGGAAAAATTATTACTTCCTTTATAGGATATCCTATGGCTACTTCTTTACAATTTTCAGAAGTTCAATTAGTTTTTTATCCTGTCAATACACAAAGTGGTGCCGCATCTAAACATACAACCGCTTCTTTACCTATTGATCTTAAAGCTTTGGAAAAAGAAATAGAAAAAAGAGTTTTAGCAAGTGAAACTTCTTTTAGAAATTTATCAGTACAAGCATTTTTTACAATGTTAGATAGGATTGTTTCAAACTTTAAATTATCTGCCTACGGATTATATTCTTCTAGTGATACATCAGGATTGTATGAGACTTCTAATACATTAGATTTGTTTTTGCAAAAGAGTCATGAAGAAAAATTTAAAGAAGCAAAAAAAGAACTAAATAATATTGATCAATTTATATCAGAAGTAGAGCAACAAATTGCTTCACAAGTTGAATCTTCTTCAACAGAAATAACAGAAGAAACAAAAAAAAGATATACAGAAAATGCAATTATAGCTG